ATCTGTAATATTTCTGATACAATTATACACGTTGTTTCAATTAAATAGGAGAAAAACAACATGGCTTTAAAACGTAGAAGCGAACAACAATCTAGCTCTAATGTAGAATATTCAAACTTGCCAGAAGGTGAGCATGAAGGACGATTGGTTTATGTAGCAGACTTGGGACTACAGAAACGTGATTATATGGGGGATGAAAAGCCACCAGCACAGCAAATTTCATTGGGTATTGAAATTGTTGGAGAGAGTGTAACGATTGACGGAGAAGAACGCCCACGTTTGTTGTGGACACGACCATTTTATATTTATGGTGCTATGTCAGAACGTGGTAAGGAATATCAATTCTATAAAGTGTTTGACCCTACAGCGAAAGAAGGGGAATATGCTGATTGGGACGGTGTTTTGAATGTGCCATGTAATGTTATTGTTAAGCACATGCCCAATAAACAAAACCCTGAGCAGGTGTATGACAATATTGACACAATCACACCAATTCCTAAGAAATATCAATCTGGCGTAGATGAAGCACGGCTGACAGATATGTGCGTCGGCGATGCCGACAACCCCGAAAACCCTGCACAAAAGGCTACATTTGGTTTGGCTGCTTATGCACTTGGCAATCGTATTATGGAAGAAGATGTTAATACAGAGAAACCAAAAGAAAATACAAGCAAGCCAGAGCCTGTAGCACAGGATGATATGGAGGATGAAATTCCGTGGTAAAGGTATTGCTGGACGCGGATCTTATCGTGTACAGAGTTGGCTTTGCTAGTCAAAAGATGAATGAGGAAACGGGGTTGGTTGAGGCTGACCCCCTACCTCATGCCCTACATAGCTGTAAAAAATATGTAGATAGTATTATAGATGCTACAGGTTGTTCTAGATATGCTTTATTTTTAACAGGAAAAGATAATTTCAGGTATAAAGTTAAGGCAGACTATAAAGCAGGTAGGGCAGCTAAGCCAATTCTATACGAAGAAATTAGGAAATATTTAATAGAAAAATATAAAGCCACAGTATTTGATAAGATTGAGGCTGATGATGCACTAGGCTTATCACAAACAGATGATACAATTATTGCTTCTGTTGATAAAGATTTGTTGATGGTGGAGGGTCATCATTACAACTTCGTTAAGAATGAATTTAAAGATGTGACACACGAAGAAGGTAATCGTTTCTTTCACCAACAAATGTTGACAGGCGATAAGGTAGATAATATTATTGGATTACACGGCATTGGTGAAAAGAAAGCTGAGAAGCTATTAGAAGAACACACAGATTGGCCCGAACTAATTGTTGATAAGTATGTCGAACACTTTGGATATGATGAAGGGTTCAATCGTGCTGTTCAAAATAGTATGCTTTTGTGGATATTGCAAAAAGGTAAACAAATGCCTATTGATTGGAGAGTGTGATGTTTAATAAAGATGTTGTGGCATTATGGGAACCGGGCTATGTGGTTTGTAATGTTAGTACAATAACAGAAAAGATTAATCATTGGTATAGTAGTAGAGTAGTTGGATTGGAGTGGTACACCACTAGTCTTGTAGATGAAGATTGCTTTTTTGAAAACTTAGAAGATGCCAAAAAGATGTTAACAAAAGTAAAACAAATGCGTCATGCGGAGATTGTATATGAATAAATTCTGGTGTTTCTCATTATTTGAAATTGTAGTAATGTCAAAAGAAGATTGGGAAGTTAGAATCCTAGTGGTTAATTCTACGGCATTGTTAGGCTTTGGTAAGGATTGTGGCTATACAGTGTGTGATTTTCTATGGAAGCGTTATGACTGCTTGGGATGATTGTGAATGGACAAAATCACGTTATATGTCCTTCATTCGTTCTGGGTTGCGCAGAATGTGGTCAAAATACCCTGTTAAATACAAAGTGTTGAACGAAGCTAGACGTAAATACAAGGGGCCAGATAAGCGTACACGCTGGGAATATCAATGCGCACACTGTTCTAATTGGTTTAAGGCTAAAGAAGTTCAGGTAGATCATATAGAACCTGCTGGTAGTTTGAAAGACTATAGCGACCTACCTAAATTTGTATCAACATTATTCTGTGGGAAAGAAAACTTACAAGTGTTGTGTAGCAAAGGCGATAATAATTGTCACTCTATAAAAACTAAGCGAGAGCGCGAGGAAAGGAAAATGAAATGACTGACGAATTTTATTGTTGTGGATGTGGGGCTGAAAGCCCCGAGTATAAAGTGGTGGAGTATGTTAGACAATGCCAAGAATGTAAGGGTGGGTATGTTTTGAGCGTTGCTGAAATGATTGATGTTATTAAAGACTTACAACTAAAAGGATTGTTAGATAATAAATTCATCTCTGACAGAACAGATGAAGAATACGCAGAAGCAGAATTGTATTTAGATGAAGATGAAGCCCTTATTAGCTTGGCAGAACGAGATGCTTATAGGGATTGGCTTACAGATTTGTATGAGGATTATCAATGAAAATTGTTGTAGTGCCAGACACACAGGTAAAGCCGGGTGTACCAATAAACCATTTATTATGGGCTGGCAAATATATTGCCGAAAAGAAACCTGATGTAATCATCCACATTGGGGATCATTGGGATATGCCCAGTCTTAGTAGTTATGATGTTGGTAAAAAATCATTTGAAGGACGAAGATATAAAGATGATGTAGATGCTGGCAATTTAGCTATGGATTTATTCTTACAACCAATCAAAAAAGAAATTAGGCGAATACAAAAGAATAAAAAGAAAACATGGAAGCCACGGTTCATTTACACAACGGGTAACCATGAGCAGAGAATAGAACGTGCTGTAGAGAATGATGCTATTCTTGAAGATGTTATCAGTTATGACGACCTCAATCTGTCTGATTGGGAAGTAGTGCCATTCCTACAGCCTGTTGTTATTAATGGTGTGGCGTTTGCTCATTATTTTACGTCGGGTGTTATGGGGCGACCTGTATCATCTGCCGGAGCATTGTTATCAAAGAAGATGATGAGCAGCGTGATGGGACACGTGCAAGACCGTGATATAGCCTATGGGAAGCGTGCTGATGGTCAATTATTAACAGGATTGTTTGCTGGTATATTCTACCAACATGATGAGGACTATTTAGGTAAGCAAGGGAATAATAGTTGGCGTGGTATTTGGATGTTGAATGAAGTTGAGGACGGTGGGTTTGATGAACTGCCTGTTAGTATGAATTATTTGAGAGGTAAATATGAGTAAAAGTATTGATGATATTACACCAGAAGAATGGGACAGAATGTGTCAAAACGCTATCCTAAACCAATCAATGAAACCCCCAGAAAATAACAATACATACGAGCCTGTAGCTGACCCTAATGTATCTTCTGTTATTCATAAGATGAAGAAACGCGCTCATGAGGGTATGATTAAGTATGGTGTTACGACAGAAGACAATCCATTAGAACTAAAACAATGGTTACAACACTTACAAGAAGAGCTTATGGATGCTGCAATATACGCAGAACGTATTATGCAGGAGATTGAGAATGGATGAACAAAATAAACCAATATGGGTTGACCCACCTACCGGGTGGATGTATGGCTTTCCTAAGTTAATGGAAAACCCCAAACAGGATTTGAAAAAGTGGTTGTTAGAAAATGGCTACCCTGAGTCAATGATTAAACAATTTCCAAATGGTATACCTGTAAGATGTTGGGAGGATGAAAGTGAGTAAGATATTAGAACGACAAAAAGCCTACGTTATTGATTACCCTGTAGCCACAGAGTTTGCAGAAAAACAAGAAGAAATCTTCTGGACTTCTACAGAAATTGAAATGGAAAAAGATTTACAGGACTTACATAACAGCCTGACAGAAGCAGAGCTGCATGGTGTTATCACTGTACTAAAGCTGTTCACTCTGTACGAGCTAGAGGTTGGGGAAAACTACTGGGGTGGGTATATTACGGGTAAGTTCCCACGGCCTGAGATTCAACGCATGGCTTCATTATACGCCATGATGGAATTAAATGTTCATGCACCATTCTATAATAAAATTAATGAAGTGTTAAACTTAGACACAGAAGAGTTTTATAACAGTTATGCTAAAGACCCCACACTTAACAATCGTATGAAGTGGATTGAGAGACAGTTTGAAAAAGATGACCCGTTGTTAATCACAGCTATTGGTAGTATTACAGAGGGGGCTATTTTATATTCAAACTTTGCTTTCCTGAAACACTTTCAGGCAGAGGGTAAGAATAAGCTAACAAACATGACTGCAGGTATTAACTTTTCTGTTCGTGATGAGAATCTGCACAGTTTGGCTGGTGCTTGGCTTCATAAAACATTAAAAGATGAAATATATAACGAGCTTGATGAAGATAGTTTTAATGAAATGTATGGGCGAATAGAAGACAAGATTACAGATGTGTGTGACCAAATACTAAACCACGAATCTCGTATTATTGATATGATATTTGAGAAGGGTGATATTAAAGGTATTACAGAACATCAGATGAAGCAATTTATTAAGAGTCGGCTTAATCTTTGTCTCCACCAACTTGGCATGGAGCCAGCGTATGAAGTGGAGTATGACCCTATTAGTAAATGGTTTTATAAAAATATTAATTCAGGGCAACTACAAGACTTTTTTCATAAACAAGGCAACAACTATACACGAGATTGGACGGAGACAGCTTTCACATGGTAAAAACAATATACGAAGAACTATCAGAAGAACGAAAACAACTACAAGAAATTGGCAAACTACCTATGTGGATGACTACAGGCGGGTGGCAAATATTAAAGGAGAAGTACACTACAGAAGAGGAGCCTGATTTATATTCTATTTACAAACGTGTAGCTAATTGTGCAGCAAGACACATGGGCAAAGACAAAGCTTATTACGAAAGAGCTTTCTTCCATATTATGTGGGAGGGTTGGATATCCCTATCAACCCCTGTTCTAGCTAATATGGGTACAGACAGGGGCTGTCCTGTAAGCTGTTCAGGTAATTATGTAGAAGATAGTGTGTATGATTTTTACGAGTCACAGAAAGAGACTGCCGTTCTTACAAAGAATGGGTTTGGCACAAGCTCGTATCTTGGTGCAATTAGGGGTAGAGGACAACCAATAAGCACTGGCGGCACTGCATCAGGGGTATTGCCTGTTCTTAGGGATTATGTGCAATTATCTAGGGACGTATCACAAGGCAATCAAAGACGTGGTGCTTGGGCTGGTTATATAGAAATTGACCACATTGATTTTTGGGAAATTGCAAATCATATACAAAACCACCCCGATGATTGTAACGTAGGGTGGCTAGTCACAAACAAATTTATTGAAAATTTGGAAGCAGGTAATAAAGACAGTATTGAACGCTATCAACGTGCAATGAAAGTTAAGATGGTTACTGGTAAGGGGTATTTTGTATTTATTGACAAGATGAATGAACAAAACCCGCCGATGTATAAAGAACATGGCTTGTCTGTAAAAGCATCAAATCTCTGTACCGAGATCACTTTACATTCTGACGACTTTCATACATTCACTTGCGTTCTGTCATCTATGAACTTGGCTAAATATGACGAATGGAAAGACACAGATGCCGTACAGGTTGCTACAATCTTTCTTGATTGTGTAGCAGAAGAGTTTATTAAAATGGGCCGTGGTATTAAGGGTCTTGAAAAGGCTGTAAGATTTACCGAGAAAGGTAGAGCATTAGGACTTGGTACATTGGGCTTCCACACTTATTTACAAGATAATATGATTGCTTTGGACAGTATGGAAGCATATCAAATTAATCAACAAATTTTTAAGAGTATTAAAAGTGAAGCAACAAAAGCATCTAAGCATTTGGCAAGTGTTAAGGGAGAGCCTAAATGGTGTAAAGGTTATGGTTTGCGTAACACTCACTTGCTTGCTATTGCCCCTAACAGCTCTTCTGCTCTTATCTGTGGGGGTGTTAGTCAAGGGATTGAACCTGTATACAAAAACGTGTTTGTGCAAGGCAGTCCAGCAGGGGAAATAAATCGTATAAACCCCTCTCTTGTTAAACTAACTAAAGAGAAAGGAATATACTCTGAAAAGTTAATTAATAATATTATCAAAGAGAACGGTAGTATACAAGATATGGAAGAGTTTACAGATGAAGAAAAGTCTGTATTTAAAACAGCATTTGAATGGAATCAAGATGTTCTTATTCGTATGGCTAGCGCAAGACAGCGGTTTATTTGTCAAGCACAGAGCCTAAATTTATTTTATCCATCAGAAGTGCCAGAAGAAGAGATTAGTAGAGTGCATAAACTGGCGTTTAAAGACAAGTGGGTTAAGAGTCTATACTACCTGCGCAGTGAGGCTGGTGTACGTGGTAGTGATGGCGAATGTGTTGCTTGTCAGGGCTAAATATGAAAGTTTCTAATCATAGAACAAAACTATTACATTTACAAAAGATGAACCTAGAGCTTATGCATATTCTAGCACATATAGAAGAGGAACAGAATGAAGGTGTTCAGGAAGTTATGTGGGATGGATATGTTCGTAGTCTAGGGGCTATGTCTGATTATATTAGAGGGTATTATGAAGATGAGGAATAATTATGTGGGTTGTGTTAACAATATTGGTGGTGGCGTTGTTGTTAGATTTGTTATTGGGATTATTAAATAGGTGAGGTATGGAACTAGATATAAGAAAACTTGCCCATTGCTATGATCCAACACCAAACAATTTTAAAAATATTAAAAGAGACAAAAGTCTAAAGCCCTTCTTTAATTCGGGCATAAATGTAAAATTTAAAAGCGGTAGTCGTGGTATTATTATAGTAGAAAATGAATACTACTATGCGCTACTGTCTGGTAAATGGAAAAAGATTGGTAGAGATGGCAACTGGGAAAGCAGACTACCACCCAAAAAGTTTATAGATTATGTACTTAGGGCAGAAATGTTGTAAATAAGGATTATCCCTATTGACATTTGTGGTATAATATGTTATAATTAAGGCGTTCTAATAGTGGAACAAACAAAGGAGAGTATTATGTGGACTAAACCAGAATATTGTGATTATCGACTGGGTTTTGAGTGCACCTGTTATATCAATAATCGTTAACCAATAAAGCAAAAAGAAAGCCCCTAACTTAATTGCTAGGGGCTTTTTACTATCTATTATTTATTTTTCTTTTTAGGTGGTCTTCCACGCTTCTTACCGTATGTACCTTTACCCATTGGCATAATAATTCTCCTTAGTTTTGTTTAGGTTTTTTACCGGGACTTTTCATTTTAGGACATTTCATAACTACCTCCTCTTCTTAGCTGTCTTTGCAGCTTGCTTAAAATCACGGGCAGTTGGAGCACCTTTACTACCCACCTTACGCATACGCTCTTTAGAGCCTTCTTTAATGCGTTTCCTTTTGGCATGAATGTTATCATACAAGCCTTTCTTAGCCATAACTTATCTCACCATTTAGTTTTATCAGCCCAATAAGCAGCTGACATCTTGCCCTTCTTAATATTACTAGCATGACGAGCTTTGAAGCTTTTACGTCTAGCTTTATCTTTAGGGCTATTTCCACTGCCAGCCCCTTTAACACCTTGCTGACCAAACCGTATTGTCTTAACCTTATCCCCCTCTTTAGCCACAACAACATGAGACTTCTTAGGATGGTTTGGGGTACGCTTAGGTTTGTTATACCCTGACACACCAGCTCTTTCTAGTCTTGAATCTTTTTTAGCCATTGGTATAATTATTTCCTTTATTTCCTGATTTTATTCCCCAAAAGAACCTATACCATACTGCAAAGGCTCTGGGTTTTGACGTTGCTCTTGTTGTTGTTCTGTAGCGGCTAAACCCCCCTGTTTTCCTGAATAATAAACATACATAGGAAATACTTCAGATACCGCATCTGATACAGATTTTATGGCTTTTTTAGAGTCTAAGTTAAAATCAATTTTTCTACCTGCTCTAGCAAGTTTTTCAAGGCTTTGTGGTTCTAAGAGGACTTCTGCGGTCTTTCTATCTACAGCAGCCCCTAATTGAGAGGTGTGTGCCTTAGACAACAACCTAATAGCTTTTTGTGGTATGGCAGAAATCCTATCACGAATCTGTGAAGACAAATAAGGATAGTCTACCCCAGTAACTCTGGCAAGTTGGTCAGTTTCTTCTTTAGAAGGTACAAACCCTACCCTAGTAATATCAGCTTTAGCTACAGCGTCACTTAGCCTAGCAAGTGCATTCAAATCTTCTAAATATTGCTCCCCCATAACAGATTTAATGGCTTTCTTGTTAGCAGGGTCGTTTAAATACTTAAAAGCACCTTCAGGGTGGTTACGCGCAATCTCAATAACTTCCCTGCGAAGGCTATTAATCATACCAGTTTGTGTTTTTTTGTCCAGCATTGGTAAATCCCTATTAAGAACTTTGGCACGATAAGCAGGGTTAGTAATAAGCTTACCCGCCATAGCTGTTAAGTTAGGAACTTCGTTGTCAATACCAGACAAAGCGTTATTAGCAATCTGTTTTTCAAGGGCTTTGTTAGACTCTTCTAGAGCTTGTTTGTGCATTTTAAGATAAGAACCATCTTTAGCAACTACAGAAAGCTCCTCTTTTAATCCGGGTACAGCATCTATAACATCTTTCTTATCCCTTAAGTATCTATCAAAAACTTCTGGATTAAAACTACCGTCAGGTTTAATAGCGTTGTTATACATATCAGCTAATACGGCATTTCTAGCAATTTGCAAACCTGCTTCATCATCTGCTACATTTAAAAAATGACGCATAGCAGAGGGTTTAGAAGTCAAGATAGGGGCTACTTGCTCTGCGTATTCTTTATGTTTAATATCTACAACGCCTTTAGCACCATAAGGAACGCCAAGTCTTTGATAATACTCTTTATCTAAGTTGTCTAA